CAAATCCTTTGTCTCCACCACTTCGTTTAAGATGTGAGATAAGCAGGATAGAGCATTGATATTGCTCAGTAAACTGACGTAAGCGAGACATCACGTAATCAATTTGTTTACGTTCGTCTCCACCTTCCACCATGAATTCACCGCCCGACAATAATATCGTTAGGTGATCTAACACAAGAAACTTACAGCCCAGAGCTACAACCATATAGGTCATCTTGTTTAACAACCTGTCACTGTCGTGCGAACCGAAATGATCATACAATATGACATTCCCCTTGCCGACAGAGCCGTCGAACGCTGCTCGTTTTTGTTCTTCAGTAGCATCATTGGGAATATGCAGTGCTTTACCAGCCGTCAAAGACATGAACCTCAGCGCAGTTTGCGACGTGGATTCCTCTAAGGCGATATAGCCAATCTTATGATCTAGTGTAACGGCCAGATGATGAGCCACTTGAGCCGATATCGTACTTTTTCCACAACCACTTCCAGCCGTGAGCGTAGTAATTTCGCGTGGATGGATACCAAAAAGAACTTTATTCCAGCTTTCAAACGGATACGGAGTACCCATAATCTGAGGTTTCGATACTTCTTCCCACAGTTCATTCGCATTGATCACTCCATCTGGCCGCTCTTCGGCGGCGTTATATACACTGCTGATTAATTGTTTGATTTGATTAGCCATGAGCATCTCGCTGGCATCTTTCAACGGAAGCGTGACGATCTTAGCCTTGCCGGGTGTCACTATCTCAGCGCATTGCTTGGCCGCTTTGATCCCCTGTTCATCGTTGTCGAACATAAACACGACGCTATCGTAACCCTCAATGAAGGAGATGTTGCGGCGGATAGCTTTGGCCGCTGACTGAGCGCCGTTTGGTATGGAGACAACAGGCCATGTGGTTACCTGTCCATATGAAAGCGCGTCCAGTTCTCCCTCAACCACAACTAAGCGTTTGCCTGTGAGGGGCCACATATGCTGGCCGAACAACTGAACATCATCAAATGTTCCTGTAGTTCTGAACGCTTTGTCTGCGCCCCGCACTTTCTGCGCACACACTTCACCTTTTTGGTTCCGATAGTGCGCAAGATGCACGGGGCCGTTCTTTGTTTTCGCAATCTTATAATCAAAACGCTTGCACGTTTCTTCAGTAATTTTCCGTGCTGGAAGGCCACTGAAGTAACCATCTTGAATCATATCTGTTGTCATTGTTTTTTTTCTTACTTGTTGAATTGCGGGAGCATCTCCGAGGGGTGACCAAGCACTGCATGAAAAGCAGAAAGTGTGGTCTTCCCAACGACTTAGGGCATCTGTGCTTTGACAAGCACTACAAGGCAGATGTGTTTCAAGCGGCGTAGTCATGCATCAGTCCTTTGATTTGTTGATGTGAACGAGTATTCCCGCGTCCTCTTCAGGAGCGGCATATCGTTTAAAGATTGTGAGATTGATAATTTGGTCATCGTCGTTCCACACGTTGCCGTGGTTTGTCAGACTGTCCAAGATACCTTTCGCGTAGTTGTCTACGTCTCCACGAGGGAAGGTGCGTTTGCCCGTTTTCGGTTTACGAACAATCACTTCCAAGTGTACATCCAGCGGTCCATCGATCTTTAAATTCAGGTTGCCTTCAAGTTCTTCCCGCATGTCGTTTCGAAAGTTCTGATAGATTTTCCCATAATATGTTCCCCACTTCGACACTCTAGGGCGCGAAGCGGGCACAGGATTAACGGGAATGTATAGAGACGTGGCAGCTACGCGGATGCTAGAAGTCGATGCTGTCATCTAAGTCATCATTGGCTGCGCTTTCAGCAGCATCAATCTCAGCGAATGCATCGCCTGACATGTTGCGCTTATCAATCAGCATAACATTGCGTAGTTGACCGCTCACACCTTTAGCACCACCCGCCGTGTACGCACCGAATGCGAGAGCGAGGCGGATGACATCACCAGACTGTGGTGCTTCATCAACACTCAGTGGTTTTTTTGCAGCATTCACAAATCCCGGTTGGAACTTAGACTTTGCTACCAGCAACCAATGACCCTTGAATTCTTCCTTGTCACTTTCGTCGCCATCTTTCCACGGATACTTAAAACCGTTTGGCAGCTTACCGAATTCCTGCATCCCCAAGTCTTCGACTTTGATTTGCATTGAAGCGATGTACGCAATTACGTCGGGATCGGTTTTATCTAAAAGCAATGTTACTTTAAATTTACCGTCGCTGTATTCCTGACCTTCGTCGGCTTTCTGCAACCATGCATATGCCGCTGTGGCGGGAGGTGTTACTGAGATTACTTGTGGACGTTTTGCCATCTGTTTTATTTCCTGTTTTCCAAAAGAAAACCCCGACCTGACGTTAATCAGACCGGGGTAAGTTAAGCCCAAATCGCAGGGAGGGTGCGATAGGGCAGAGGCAACCTTTAAATGTCAGGCGAAGAAATATTCAGCTTTTAGAACCTCTTGCGGATTGAAGGTGGACTGCTTTGGTGGTTCTGGGAGGTCAGCGCCACGGCTATACGATTGTATATACGGATGGAATTCATCAGCCAACCAATCACCACTGAACATCTCAGCAGCGGTCTCACGGATCGTGTCGCGCATCTGATCTACGTTGCTGGGATGCACTGCAAATGAATCGTGAATTGCACACACGTCCGTCACGCCGCGCTCAGACAGCGTGTTCACCATCTTGTGCATCAGTGCCGCATCCAGAGAGTGGATGACGTTAGGAGCCGCTCCCAGCCGCTGCTTGTTACCGTTCAGACCACCGCGTGGGTTTTCGTCCCACATGAACACAGAGCCAACAACAGTTTTAACGTCAGATTTATTGATCGTCCAATATGATTGCTGAATTGTTGATCCGACAGGTGTTTCCCACTTCAGAGGGATGCCGTGGGCGAACAGAGCAGACGCTGTGTCCTGCAAGTAGTCCATGATTGGACGAGAGGCCACGACAGTCTGTTCCAGTGCTAAGATCAGCTTGTCGCGGAGATAACCAGCGTTCTTCAGTACGTCACCTTCAAGCTTATCAAGGAATCCATCTTGAATTAGTTGGTCCTGTATCCCGCGAGGCGTAACACCATAGCTCGTGGTCATACATGCCCGCTTACAGTGTGACCTTTTTACCACACCTACCCATCGCTGGGCCTCTTCGGTCCTGTGTCCAATACGTATATCCTCGACGATCATCTTGTTCACAACCTTCGCCGTCTCAGCGTAGATATCGTGTCGTCCCGCATCTCTTGAACAGTTTGTAAGACGTGCGCCTACTTCATCACGACCTAACAATGACATTAACTGTAGTCCGTTGTTAGAACCATCTTGGTGGATTGGAAGGTCAGACATGTAGAGGGCAGGGTTGTCCAATGCGGTAGCTTCAGCCCAATCACGGCACGTCTGTAGAAACTCTAGAGGGCTGTCAGCATCCGCCCAGAACCGCCAGCCGTCGAAGGTGTTGTGTGCGCTGTCTAGAATGGCGTCATGGTTATCTCTTGCCCACACTTGCATCTCTGGAAATGTGATCTTGTCGTTTCCGTATGTGTTGCAAAGTCGAACAGCCAACCAAAACAATCCACGATCACCAATCGCCTTACTTTTGTAGAAACGCATTGTTCCCCGTGCCAGACCATCGCCTTGAGGGTTCCAATCGGGAGTCATATAGTAGAAGCGGCCTCGCGTGTCGGCTTTGACCGGATGGAAAATCTCTAGGTCTTTGTGGTTGTACGCGATGTGAAACTTTCGGATCGCGCTTTCCCGCTTGCTCACATCACGGGCGTTCTTGTCGTGGATTTTGGTAAGCGAATACTTCCAGCTTGCCCGTTCAGTGCGAGACATTGATGTCCACTCTTCAGATGTCTTATGCTCAGGTAGTTTCTGAGGGTCAGGCTTTGGTAGATATTCTACAATATCAAGACCAGCATCATAGACCTCACGGGCCACAGCCAGCACTTCCTGATCGACAGAGTATCCAACGCGGCCAAGAGTGTCTGCGGCGTCCAAAGTGGCCTGAGAGATCGGATCGTGAAGCGCAGCCGTATGACTGTGTAACCCTCCAGCGATGAAAGGATTGGATAGCATATGATACCCGCCAACATAGTTGTTGTCCTTCTCAGACCAGACCCACGGAAGCGGTGGGGCGATCATAGGTTTCTGAACGGGTGACACAGCTTCAACACGACTGTTGAGGTCTTCGATCATGGCCTCACAGGCGTCGCTAAGAAATATCTGTCGCTGTGTCTTGCCGCCGCCTTGCACATAGCGCATCTCAAAGAAACCACCCGTACTTTCGATTACAAGTTCAACAAGCTTTGCGCCAACGTGTGTGCGTACCTCACGCGGCCAATCAAGCGTGATGATCCCTTCGATTTTACGTGACCAGTTCGTCCACTGACGCTGATTGAAGTTCTTTGACCGCGCAAGCAAACGTGCAGCCACATCACGACCACCAGTTTCTTTCGCTTCACGCTTAGAATTCTGTAGCCACGTTTCGAATTCTAATTGTTGGCGCACAGCCAGACCAATAGATACAAAGATGTTTGTGGCGGGTCTGCCGAGGTATCCGCTCTTTTTGTTCTTGCTCATCATGGCGCGGATCGTGATCAGTGCGAGTTTCTCAGGGCTGATGAACGAGATGTACCACCACCAGACGGGCCTCACACCTTTGCCGCTGTTGCTGATACCCTCAACTGCGATGTCCTGTGCGGCTGCGATAGCTGGCACGAGGTCTTTCATCACATCCTTGAATATCTTTCGACCAGCGGCGGTGTCTGCCAGCCCTGTTGTTTGTAAACTTTCGCGGTATCTTTTAATTCCCTCGCTGACGCCATCCATCTCGTGGATGATCTGACAGTCTGCAACAGTGCCCGATTCTTGGGCGATGCGGTCATATGCTGCCATTCTGGAAGCCTGTGTGTCCAATAGTGTGCTACTTTTATTCATTTCAATAACCTTTTAGATACAGTAGTTTAGAGTGTCAGGATCACTGTAGCCTTTTGACTTTACTTGTGATTCCGCAAGGTTCTCAATGAGTTACTGATCTAAGGCCCATTTTGGGTACAGGGGGTCGGAAGTTCGAATCTTCTCGCCCCGACCATAAATAAATCGAGTAACTCATTGAATTCATGTGAGTTTATTCAAGTATATGCCTCCCAAAGGGTGTATACAGATCACTGGGTGTGTCCTGTGGTGTGCTAAAAAAAAATAGTGTGACTTGTTCTGTCACTATCTGTTGAGAATCGCAATCGCTTCTTTCGAAGCGTCTTCAACAATCATGTGAGCATATCTCTGTGTCGTCTTGATATCTGCATGACCCAAAATCTTACTCAGAGCGAACAGACCCATACCCCCGGCGCACATCTTACTTGCAAAGGTGTGACGGAAAGAATGTACGGTGAACACACCATAGCGATCAACAAGCGCATCACTGTTGAGACCCGCTCGACAGATCGCCTTGCGGATACCGGACGTTGCTTTTGTGCGCGGCTTGTCCTCTTTGCCATAGCCACCGAAGACATATGATCGGTTGCCATTACGCAGCCAGCGACGTTTGAGTATCTCTTTGCTGCGATCAGGTAGCAACAATCGACTCTCGTTCTGCACTTTTGAACGCCACAGGTTGAGCCACTCGAACCCAGAAACATCGATGGAGGTCCATGTCAGCTTTCGGATCTCGCCCAGACGTGCGCCTGTGTCCAGCAAGAGGACCACAAGGTCATATTGATCTTGAAGCTTGTCGCTGATTATCTTTGATCTAGTCCCTGCCGGACCAATGCCATAAATCTCACGATCAACGCTCAACTCGCGCAGTAGGGCTTCCTCTTCGCCCTCAAGCAAATAGCGCGTTTTCTGGGTGGTTGATAACTTCAGTTTAGTAAAGTTAACGTCCAACTTGACGGCCATGTTGTAGTCATTTTTGGCCTTGTTGTAGACTTGGGTCCAGAACGAGATTTCATTATTGATATAACCGGGAGAATAGCCCTCAGTGATGCGCTTACGTCTCAACTCAAGCAACATCGTCCGATCTATCGAAGACACAGGAAGTGATCCCTTGATGCGAGGACTAATGGATTCTATACGTGTCAAAAAGTACGCATATGTTTCCGCACTGCTATCCTTTTTCATAGCTTTGAGTTCTGACACGTACATAGCGCCAGCCTCAGTGAGCGTAGCGGCCTTGCGCAGGGATAGTTGACCAAAGTCAGCTTCACGCTTTGAGATCATCGCTGCGATCTTGTGAGCCTCTGCTTTGATGGTGCGCTTCGTGCTTTCACGCTGATAACCAAGTACCTTGCCAGCTTCATTCAGTTTGGGCGCTTTGACCCACCAAAACGGACTGCGTAGTCGCTTATACAAATTGTATGACATTCTCACGTTTCCCCCATGTAGTGTGCTTTTCGATAAGCTTTTCGAACATACCGTCTGGCATCTGACGTTTCATTACTTCCTTGAGTGAATCCGCTTCGTAATAAGAGTCACGCGGCCCACAATAGTAATTCCAAACTGAAGAACCACTATCGTTTTTCACTAAGAAAACTGATGCCAGTAACTCTTCACAATCACGTTTTTCCTGAGATATGGTGAACCACTGCTCACCTTCATCAGTTTCACCGAATGCTGTTACCAGTTCAACTTCCCATATGCTTTCGTAATATCTACTCCACTCACGTAGATTGAGAGATTCCTCTTTCAAAAAACGTCCCCGCGCAGAACGCTCCTCACTACTTTGCGGGGAAAAGCGAACACCTACTACATTATCAAATGCTTCCATTAAGTATTTTCCTTTTTTATAGGGTGTACCAACGCTTGGTGCATCATTGGGTCATAGAAACTTAGCATCTTCATCGCGAAGTGTCGCGGTTCTTGTCCTAATGCTTCTGCACATTTGATGACCAATGAGGGCGGCAAGCGTCCGTGACCTGTCTCGAACTGTGAGACAAATGTGTAGTGTTTAATATTTAAGTGATCAGCTAGTTCTCTTTGTGTCAAACCCGCAGCTATGCGTAATTGTTTGACATAATCACCAGCCTGTATTCTCAGCATACGTGATTCCATTGTTGTTGTTGAGTACGTTTGATTTGCCATGAGACTTGTCCTTTCAGTAAGTCTTTAAGTTATACTTTAAGTTGTCTTTAGTTCTCTTTAGTTTTCTTTAGTTATTAATCTATTCTAGATTATTCTGTCCTGAGTTAATCTCTCAGTTGTCTTATAGTTGTCTTATAGTAGGGAGGGTCTCTCGGCTGAAGCAGCCTCTATTTGCATCATTCGAAAATACCCTTGATTGTAAGGACAATCGTAGCGAAGAAAACAAACAGGAAAGGGTAGACTTCCCCCCCGTTTATTTTACGTAGTTCCTTCGGAAATTTCTTGTATTTCTTTTTGTCCATACACGATACCTATACATTGATACTGATTGTTACAAGACCGCTGCATATTTTTTACTCTAAAGCTTCCAACAGGTACACATAGCCAGACGCACACTGTGGGCATTGACCCGCTGGGACCACGTCGCCCATGTGCATCTTGTGCTGTGGATTTACAATCGGTGTTACTTCCCACAGTTCGAGGTCTGCTCCACAGTCGTCACACTCACAGGCGCTGCTTACTGTACAATCAGGCGGCGTTTTGAATTTTATTGATATCATTTTGAAAACTCCAATTTTCAGTGCGTTAAGGCAGAAGCAGCCGCAATTTGCACTCTTGTACTTGGACTTCAAAAACCCACAGGATGCCCCACCGAAACGGGTGGGAACACCTCTAGGTTTTAACTAATCAAGGAGCGTGTGAACAATTTCAGCCGCACGTAGCAGCCTTGCGCCCGCGTCCTCAACATCTTCAGCGGTGAAAGTCTGTCCAGCCTCCCGCAAGTCTGGGGCCAGCTTTTCAATCAGATACTTTGCGAATTCTATGTCACTCATGCTGCCGCCTCCTCTATTTCGGCAATGCGCTTTGTGAGGACTTCAATCGCTGTGCGGTCAAAAGCAATATCGGAAGACACCCACGACGGACGCCCCCCCGTCGGATATGCGTCAAGCTTCGTTTGAAGGTATTGAATGCGCTGCTCTAGTTGTGCTTTTTCGTCGGTCATGTCTTTGATCCACTTCTGTTAATTGTAC